TTAGCCGATGCCTTGTAGAGCTCGTAGTCGAAGTGGAAAACGTCTGCCTTTTCGTTCCAGTATTTCTTTTCGGTGTCTGTTGTGAGGCGGTGGGTGGTGTCTTCGGTCAGTTGGGACAGAGCCGTTACATGACCCCAGGAAAGTGACGTCCAGTTCTTCGAGCCGTCTCCGATCTTGTATTTGGCCGGATATGTTCCGGCGACGAGTCCGATTTCACCTTTCAGCAAAACGGGATTCGCCTTATTCCATTCCTCTTCCGTGCCGCTGGTGAATTTTATTCGGGCTTTCAGGAGCACTTCTTCTACTGCTTTAAGCAGTGCCTTTTTATTCGAACTTGCCATATCTACTGTAATATATCGTTGGGACAGCCTCCGTTGATGATTAAGAAATCGCTTCTTTTGATATATTCTCCGGCCGGGGCCAATTCCGGGAATAATTCCTCTTTTCCTTTGACTATGGAGCAATCTTCACGGATCATGTCGTAATACACCCGGAACGTTTTGATTCCTCCCTCGAATTCTTCGGTTTCGAATATTCCGGAGAAGAGACGGTATCCCGTCTCTGTTTTGCGAATCTGGGCGATTGCCCGCTGGGGAAGTTCGTCACTTTCCTTGACGTAGATATTGGCAGGAATGCCGATATCGAGTTTGGCGAAGATTCTCCGACACGTATCGGGATATGCTTCACCGGTGAGGTCGATCACGTCGTAGGAAGCATTTATGATCGTGGTGACGATCGCTTCACCGTAGGGAGATTGTTCGATATCATCGGTCGGCCCGAACCAAAGGAAAAGCCCTGTTTTTGCCGGGAAACAGAGATTCTTGACCTGGTCCATGAAGTTTTCGTCCGGAATTGTCAGGCGAAGATTGCGGCCGAATACTCCCGGTCTCATAGATAGCCGAGACAGAGGAATGAATATTTCGAGGGAGTATTCGTCGATCTGACGGCATCCCTGGTATATCCCGTCAATACGCGACACCTCGTATTTGCATCCTCCATCCGTAAAATACTCTACGTGGATGTCGATTTCGGCGCCCGGAACCGGAACTTTGAGCAGTGTTCCGTCTGTCTGGCGTTCATAGAAGGTCTCGGTGTAGACGAGATCGGTTTGTATGTTCCACCGTTTGTCGGTTGTCATAGCTGTCGTTTTGTGCAAAGGTATCGGCTCTCCGGGGGTAGTGAAAGGACAGAATCGACATTAAAAAATCGGTTTCGGATGCCAGAAATCTGTCGGCATTTCCGGTTCCGGGAGAGTCGTGCGTTCGTAATAGCGTCCTTCGTTTCGTCGCGCCAGGTGGTATTTGAACGAAAAGGCGTTCAGTTTCCCGGGTGAGTGCTCCACCTTATGTTCGTCGACAATGATTCGAAGCCATTCGCCGTCCCGATATATCCATCTGGAGGCGCTCTTCAGGAAGTCCCGGATTTGCGCGGCCTGGCGTTCGGTGTCGATATAGCCCGATGAAGTTTCCCAATAAGAGGTGTAACCGTTGGAGATCTCCTGCTCGACCTCCCCGTTGACGAAGGTCTTGGTCTCGCCTTCCGGTTTAAGAGTCTCGGGACCCTGCATCATGAGCGTGTCGAATCCGCCGAGCGAGTTTACGAACCCGAAACAACGGTCGTCGTATCGGGGCTGCCGGAGGCGGTACCGCTGTGCGAACGGGTAGTTTCCGTAGGTTGCGAGCTTGTCTCCCGTACTTTCATCCGCGGCCGTCTCCTGTACGGTCTTTGCGCCGAATACGTCGTATGACAACGGGGAGATGTCTTTTTCGGTGCAGAATTCCCGCCATAGGGTGTCGAAGGAGGTATCGACCTGTACGTAGCGGTATCCCGGGGCGACGGCGCGAATTATTTTTGAGAATGTACGCCCGTCCTGGGAATGGAGTACGGACATGAGCGAATATCTGAGACAAAGGGGTACGGGAATGAACGCGAGCCATTGCGGCTGCGATGGAGGTATTTCGAGAATCTGCGGCTGCCAGGAGAGGAAGTTTCTCGAGAACCATTCGGGGGTGACTTCTTTATCCGCGCCGACACCTCCGGGTATGATGTAACTTTCCGTTTCCGTCGTTGCGCCTCCAATGCTGCGGACAGTCAGACGAGGCAGGTCTGTGTCTGCCGATTCCGGTCCGGCGAGTACTGACATGTTGCGAATCATTTGCCGGGCATAGATATCGATCCGGCCGTTTTTGTCCGGCGACATGGCGATTTCCGAAAGCAATGTCGTTCCGTTGAACATCACTGATACGGTAGCCGCGGTTCCGGATGCAACCTCCCCGATCGTGATTTGAGGGAGATTTTCCAGAAAGCAGCATGTCGGAAGTTGGGTTATGGTGGCCATGTCGTGTTTCTTTTGCTGCGAAATTATGGAGCGGGTCCGGAGTGTGAAAGGACAAATTATATCTCTACGAATTCTGCGCTGGCGAAAGCTACTGTCGCTTTGTCGGATATCGTAAGTTCCATGGTCCTTATGAAAAACAGTCGGTTGTAGAGCATGATTTTTCGCCATAGCCTCAGTTGCGCGACGTCGGCCGCCGATAGAAATACGTCGGCCTTGACGGTATCCTTCTTTTTTACCATCCATCGTGCGAATGTTTCGTGGAATTTGGCGAAAAGTCCGTTCTCCCCGCCGATTGCGATGGAATAGCGGGTATTGGTTATTTCGGAACCGCCGTCGACGTAGGGTTCGGGCCGCGTAAAGTAGTTCCCTTGGTCGAAGAAGTTGTTGTCGATCATTAATCCGATGTAGATGTCCGAAGAGCGGTTTCCTCCTACGGCTGGGATGTCGATGACGGGAGCCATGGTGCGGAGCGTAACCTGCGATTGAGTCGAATCTACGTTGATATACGCTGCGACGTTTGCCGGAATACATGGGGTACAGATGAAATTGATGCTGTTATCGTAGTTCTGGCTGTTGTCGGAATCCGAGGCGATCTCTACTTTGTTGACGTTGGCCTGGAATACGATGTCCATCGCAGGAATCGTTGTCTCCTTTTTGTTGACGACGATATCGCCCACGATCGTCGTTCCTTCCATATTCCAGCTATACCCCCAATAGAGACGTGCCTTTACCGCCTTTCCCGAGTAGATGTTGCCGGTGGGTGTTATACGGATGTCGACGAAATCATCCGAGGTACGGAGTTTGCGGATCAACTCCTCATAGGAAGATGCGGAAGAGATGCTTTCGGGGATGTCCTGTCCGAAGTCTTCCTCTTTGGACGGGGTGTATTCCTGTTCGCCGTTGGCATATTCCAGTGAATAGCTTCCGGCTTCTCCTGCGACGATGGCATAGATGTCTGCGACCTTTTGCGTCCAGTCGATGAATGTCTTGTTGGCGATGATCGAGCGGTTGGTACGGATGTTATAGCCGTCGCCGTCGGCGAATATCGTAGCGCAGAACATTTTGAGGAGGTTGGCTACGAAATCGGCATTGGTTATCTCCGGCAGCGCTTCCGCCGCATTGAATCCCTCCCCTATGTGTAACAAGTCCCCGTTCGTGTCGGGACCCGTATAGGGAACTCCGTAACGGTCGTTTTGCCATGCTTCCGGTTTATAAGTACCGAGGATGGCCATACGGTCGAGATACTCCTCGACATCTGTAGGAAAGAGCAGGCGGGGATGGATTTTTTTCAGTATGTAGGATACCTTTATGGCCGGGATGATGTAGGGAAGATCGGTATAGAGGTAGTTGGCATATTTGTCGATGATAGAACATTCGGCTTTTCCGGCAGCGGTCGCATATTCGATTTTCGCGCTGTTGGCTTTGCGGACGATCATCGGAAGCCCGATGTCTGGATATGAGCCTTTTCGGGCATTTTTCACGAATTCGGACAGTTTCAGATTCGTATAGTCTTCGCATTTTATTTCATGGATTTTCCCGGCGAAGGACTCCGAGGCGTTGGCTCCCACGAACGAGTATTTGAGCGTTCCGTCCGAGTATTCGTCGAACTGGAGTTCTCCGGAGAAAAGTTCGAATCCTTCGAAAAGAATGACTGCGGCGATCTTTTGTACGGCGGGCGGTATCATCATGACGTCCACGAATCGGAATTCTTCCCTGTTGGTCGAAGACAACGGAAATTCGATGCCTGTGGATACGGCTACCGGCATTCTGTCGTCGGCGAACAGCGGATTCTCGAGTGTAAAGGTTATTTCCTGTCCGGGCGTGATGTCGAGAGTACGCCCTGAAGCGAGGCTTTTTATCAGTATCATGATTATTTGAGTTTTCCGCGGTTCATCATCCGTTCGTATTCGCGTTGTTTCTCCAGCAGTCCCGACTTTCCCATCAGAGAGACGTCGGCACGGATCGGGTCGTCGAGGCGTGCCGTCAGCTTGACGACTGCGGCGTAGAGCGCGCGAACGAGTTCCGGGTCGGAATTCCCGGCCGCTGTGAAATTACTTACGCCCGCCGCGGATGCGGCGTCGGAAGCTGCCATCGGAGAAAGCCTTCCGCCGGCGGCTTGTCCGGGAATGGCGTAGAGTGCCGGAAGTATCTCTGCGAAATTGAAATCGTGCAACCGTCCCCGTTTGCGGACTGCTTCGAATGTATCGATGATCGGTCTGGCCGTCGGATTCTGCATCGCTTCGTTGGGTATGACGTATTCCATTCCGTTTTCACCGACGAGGACTGTCGGCCTGTTGACGTAGCCCCGGGCGTCGGGGGTTATCTGCGCCTTAAATTTCCGGCCGTCCTGCGCGCGTTCTATGAGGAGACCTCCCGCTTCGGCTCCGGCGATGGGTGTCGAGGCGATCATGGCCACTTGTGCGGCGCCCATAGCAGCGGCGATACCTGCCAGCACGAGATTTGGAAGAGCTTTGGCCACAGCGAGAGATGTGGCGATGGTAGCCTGCGTAATACTCATGGCCTTTTGCCGTTTCGCCTGCTGAATCTCGAGTTCTTCCTGCCGTTTGTCGTATTCTGCATCCATGCGTTCGACTTCGGCGTCGTGTTGTTCCTGGGTCATCAACCCCGCATCGAGCCTGTTGGCCAGAGACCTCTTTCGCTCGTCCTGGCTTTTCTTGAATTTCTTGAGGGCCGCGTTTTCCTTGGCCGTCATCATTTTGTCGTAACCGGAATAGAGGTCCATTGCCGTGTTCGCGGCTTGTCCGGCCGCGGATAGGGCGATCTGCAGCTCTTCAGCGCCGAACTTTCCGGTTCGGATGTTCTCGAAAAACAGATTCCAGTCGTCCTGGGAGAATCCGAAGAGGTTGCCGCCTCGGTTTTGGGAGAAGGAGTAACCCATCTCCTCCACTCTGTTCGCTGCCGCATCGATTGCCCCCTCAGTCTCGTTGATGCGACGAATGAGGTCATTTTTCTCCTCCTCGGAGAGCAGGGACGTGTCGAGGTCGATTGTCCGGAGTACTCCCTTGAGATTTCGGAAGGTCATCGTCCCGTCGCTGTTCAACGACCGGAGTTTTGCGAGGACCGAACGGAGATATTCTTCGTCGAGCGCCTTGAGTTCGTTGATTTGCCGCTGTTTGATGAGGGCTCGTTCGGACCTGGTGAGCGAGGCCGTCTGTAATTCGGCCTTATGGCGGTCCTGCATCACCTGGCGGCTCTGTTTGTATTCGTCCTCTTCCTGTTTGAGTGCGGAGATCGCCCGTTGGAGTTCGATCTTCGTGAGATTCCGGTTGTGAGCGATCTCTAATTGTTCCAGGGCCGCGGAATTTCCGGCGTATTGTTTCTTTCGGCGCTCGTACTCGGCGTTTTCCCTCTCTGTCGCATCCGTAATATTCTGGATACGGAGATCCTCGGCCTTGTCTGCTTGCTCCTGTTCCCGTTTTTTCTGCTCGATGAGTTTGTCCGCGAGCTGGATTTCGATTTTCGCCCGGGCGGCTCCGGATTCCTTGTTTGCCGCGAGGCGCGCTTCCAGCGAGGATATTTCGAGGGCCAGCAGCCGGTCCTGGTATGTTTGTTCGGATGCGATCTCTCCGTCGGCATATTGTCGGCGGAGTTTCTGCTTGGCGGCAAGAAAAGATTCGTCGCCGGCAAGCGTCCAGCTCTTCGGCTCTCCCGTTTCCTCGGGACACGTCTTGGGTTTCCCCGATGACGGGTTATCGTCACCATCGGGTTTTTTTGTCTTGGGGGCCGGGACGATGAGTCTTTTCGCCTCCAGTTCGGCCTGGGCGTCCGCGATGATTTTGTCGAGGTCGGCGAGTTGCCGGTCGAGGTTCTCCTGGTACTCCTTTTTGTTCTGCTCCTCGGCCTCGGCGATTGCCGTATCGTAATCGAGGGTGCCGTAGCTGTTTGCCGCGGCGTTGATCAGCATTGCGCGTTTGAACCATCCGACTTTTTTGTCGTCTCCTGTCAGACGGTCTTTACCCGCCTGTTCGATGAGTCCCTCCTTTTTCTGGTGTGCGGCTTTGATGGTGGCCTGGAGTATGAGCTGATCCGTGTATGCCTTGACGGCTTCGGCCGCCTTGCCGGAGGCGATCGTTTCCTCGTTGATCAGGTCGATGCCGCCGGGCATTAATTCCTGAAGTTCCCGGATCGCTGCGGTCCGGCGTTCTTCGGAGCCGGTTTCGTCCTCGACGATCCGCATGAGCTGCGATATTTTTTCGGCTTTTCCTACGAGATTCACTCCGTGCTCGTCCTCGATGTCGGCTGCGGCTTTTGTAATCTCGTTGAAGGTGCGCTGTGCGTCGGTCGCCTCGCCGGCCCGCATTTTGAAATAGGTGAAGGCTCCGACCACGGCGCCGACAGCAGCCGCGGCCCAGCCGAGAGGCGAGGCTTTGAGGGCGATGCTGAAGAGCCGCGTAGCGACGGTCGCGGCTTTCGTCGCGCCGGTTTCGGCAATCGTCGCACCCGTAACGGCCCGGACTGCGAGCAGGTAGGAGAGCTTCATCCCTCGCAGGGCCGCGACGGTTGCGGCATAGGCCTTTTTGGCCGCATTGGCCGCGAGAATGGCGCCTTTGTAGGTGAGATACGCCGATACGAGCCCGATGATCGCCCCCTTGTTTTTGATGATCCATTCGATAAGGATTCGCGCGGTCTTCATCAGGGATGCCTGGACCGAAAGGGATTCGTGGTAGGCGGGGATAAGTGCTTTCCCGAGGGCGGCGGCCTCCTCGGTGATTTGCTTTTTCAGCTTTTCGGAAACGGCCTCGGCCGTGTTGTTCATCACGTTGAACTCCGCCATGCAGGACGTCCCCTCTTCGAATGCCTCGTTGGCGACCTGCTGCTGCTCGCGAAGTTTGTCCGTGTTCTGTGCTAAGGCCGTCAATACGCCGGTCGCCCGTGTTCCGTCGAGTTTCAGGGAATCGAGGGCCTCGACGATTTTGGACATGGCCCCGCCGTCCGATCCCATTCCTTCGGCCATCCGGATCAGTGCTTCGTTCATGTCTTCGTCCATCAGTTTCCTGAAGTCCTCGACGCTCATTTTTGCGGCAGCCGCGAAAGCGTCCGTGCGGCGGAACATGCCGGTGATGACCTGCGACATGGATGTCCCTGCGACTTCCATGGTCTGGCCGAGATCGTCGAGCGTGGCCCCGAGGCCGGCGATGTCGGCGAGGGATATTTTGGCCGAATATCCGACCCCGCCGACCCGGCGCATGAACTCGACGATATTGGCTTCGTTGGCTGTCGATGCCTTGCCGAGGTCGTTTACGGCGGACGCGGTTTTCATCATGGCCTGCTCTATGCCGAACTCCTTGTTGAGCTGGAATACGTTCACGAGTTTTCCGATCTGGCCGATCGTATCTTCGACATTGTCGCCGAGATCTTCGCCGAGCGATACGTTGATGATGTCGGCGGCTCGGGTGAATCCTTCGATCTCCTCTTTGGCGATGCCGAGTTTCCCGCCGATCCGTGCGAGTGCCAGCAGCTCGTTCTGGGCCGTTCGGGTGTCGAACCGGGCGAGGCGTTCGTTCAATGCCTCGATCTCGTCCCGGGTCGTATCCGTCGTCTTGCGGGCGTTCGACATGGCTTCGTCCAGCTCCGAATAGGTTTGCACGGTTTTGTAGAGCCCGGAGGTGGCCACCGTGAACGAGGCGACGGCTGCCGTGGCCGACCCGATGTATCTGTTGATGGAGGAAGCCATGCGGCCCATGGCGCCTCCCGTTTCGACGGTCTCGGCCCGGAGTTGTGCCATGCGGGCATTCACGGTCTGCAACTCCGCCTGGAGCCGTTTGTATTGGGAGGTTCCCGGAACGACGTTCCGCATGGCGTTCCGGAGTTCCGCATGGCGCTGGCTCAATTCGGCCGTCGTCATCGAAGTGACCTTCATCTCGGATCGGAGCTGTTTGATGCGAGCCTCGTTCTCCTGGATCGTCGTACTGTTCTTCTTGATCGTGGCGGTTATTTCGGCGATGCGGGCCTTGTTGTCGCCGCCTTCGGCCCGGAGTTTCTTTTGCTCGGCCCGCAGCCGCTCGTTCTCGATCCGGAGGTCCTTCGTGTCGCGGGTGAGCCGTCCGATTTCCTTGCGGGCCGGATCGCCGTTTACGATGATGTTCAGACGCAGGTCTTCTTCTTTGAGAGTCTTTCCCATGATGGTTACTTGTTTTCGAGTTCTGCCCGGATACGGGTCGAGACGCTTGCAGTGAAATCGTTGGCAAGGCGGTAGGCGATCGAGTTGAAATGTCCCCATACAAACCGGTTGTGTATTTTCCGGTTCCGGCGGACGATCTTCGATCCGTATTTCATCGCCTTGAGATCGAGGAACCGTTCGTAGGCGGTATGGGTGATTGCCAGCTTCCCGGAGTATTCGGCGCCTGCGGTGACGCCGGTCTTTCGGCGGGAGACGATGTTGTGAGAGCGGAAGTGAAGCCGTGCGGCGAATGCGGCCTCCTGGTTTTTGAGGAGGCGCGCGCCTTCGGATGTGAGTATTTCTTCGACGAATCGTTGCTCGACGAGTGAGGCCATTTTCATTCGTTTTGCAACAAAAATAGCCGTCTGTCGCCCGGCGGCAAAGGACAAAAAGCCCCGCAGAAATGCGGGGCGTGTACATAGGATTGAGACTGTATGCAGGATCAGCAGGCCGGAGTGCCGTCCTGCCGGGTCTGTTCGTCGAGCAGGCGGTCGGCCATGTGCGCAGCGATCAGCTGCGTGATGCCGACCATGGCGTTGCACAGGCATGCGTCGATGTCGAAGGAATCCACACAGATTTTCTCCACCCGGGGATCGTGGTGTGCGTCGAAGTAGGCGTTGAAACGCCTCTTGATGTCCTGGAGCTGGATCAGCATGTCGCCCAGTGTCGGGTCGATGAAGAGCTGCGGCGTCGTGGCCGCGGTGATGGTGGTGTTTTTCATGAGTTTTGAACATTAAAACTTAAACAAAAAGTGGTTCGCCTTTCCCGCTGTTCAACATTCTCATGAGACGTCGCCGGGGCATTAACCGTCGGCACGGGGGTACGAAACCACTATAACTGCAAGCATAAAAAATGCCCGTATATCGGACGGACATCATCCGTCTCATGAATTGTTGAACAATGCAAATATAGACACTTTTTTGTAAAAAACAAAAAAAGCGGCGATTTGCCGCTTCATAAAGTCGTGCTGTCTCATTTTCTACGTTTCCGCAGCTGCCACAAGCCGGAGAATAACCCTGCCAGTACGACGATCGGGCGGACAACCAGGTTGATAAAACAGGCCGCTATGGTGAAGATGACCGGCTGTCCGTGTTTCTCACGGACGGTTGCGATGTAGCAGGCCATGAGAAACACGAACAGTCCGATTCCGATCAAAGTCATTGTCATAGCGTTCGGATTGCGGCAAGCTCTTCGCCGATTTTTCGGATTTCTTCCAAAATCAGTCTTTCCCGTTTCGGAGAGGGTTTCTTCGTCCCGCTGATGTATTGGGCCAGGAGGCTCTGAGCCAGTCCGAGCCGGCGGGCGACAGCCGATGCGTTCAGTTCGGGATGGGCGATGAACAACTTGTACAGCGGGGTTTCGTTGCGCTTGCGAAAGAACCCGTCGAAACTCAGATCTTCATCGAGTTCCGGCCAATGAATGCCGAAGGCATCGGTCTCGTAGTGTTCCCGTTGTCTCTGTGTCGCATGCTTTAATCGAGGGTACTCATCGAAATTCTCGTGAGCCTCCCTTCCGTCGGCCGTCCGGATCCGGATCGCCGTATCGGTAAGCCATATTTTTTCGATCTGTACCATAGTTATTTATTGTTGTTGAAGAATTTATTCCAATGTTCTGCGATGATCTCGCGGTTTTCTTCGATAACGGATTCCGCCATTTTGATTTCGGCGGGTTTTAATCCATGATTCTCGACTAATTCGACCGGAGAAAGCAGGAATTTCGCACTGATATCTCCTTTGACGACATGGACGTGAATCGGTTCATGATCGTTTGCATAAAACAAAAAACGGAATCCGAAAAGAATGAAAATCGTAGGCATCGCTTGTTTTGTTTTCTCGTCACAAATATAGGTAATAATTTTATTACCTGCAAGCATTTCGCCAAGAAACAGACCCCGACTGAAGAAACGTCGGGGCCTTCTTTCAGTCGAGGGTGATTGTCGCCGACCACCCGTTCCATCCGCCGAATATTCCGGCTTCCGGAACCAGGGCGATCTCTCTGAAATCCTTTCCTGCCAGTGAGGAACAGCCGTCACCCGACCCGTCCCCGCAGGTGTCGCGGGCGATTTTGTCGAGGATGGAATTCAGGTGCCCGAGGGTTTTCGAGTATTGCGACAGCAGGGTTTCCTGCGTTTCGGACTGTTGTTTCCCCTTTTCGATGCAGAATAAGATGAAGGTGTGCGTGCCGCCGACATCGTCGCAATTTCCGGCGAGGTTCGCCCTCGGAAGGGCGACGACGATCTGAACGCCGTCGTACCGCGGGGAGTTGAGTACGACGGTTCCCTGGTCCTCGTCCGCGACGATATGGGGCAGGGGCAGGGAGAGGCCGACGGTTATGTTGCGGAGATAATCAATCAGTCGTTCGGTGTTTTCTAACATTGTCGGAGGTGTATTTGTAGTTCATGAGCAGAGACAGAACGTCGATGATATTGGCCTGTCCGGTTTCGGCCATATTTCCGAACGTCCGTTTCTCCGCCAGGTCGAAAAGCACTCCCAGCCACCCGAGGGATTTCCCCTCGCCGCTTTCGTTGCCGGCGAACAGCGCTTCGAAACATACCTCGCGGCCGTTGACGATGAATATCCCGTGCTGGAGGTTGTCGATGCAGGCGGCATACCAGAGGAGGATGAGTTGTTTTTTCCACGGCTGGAGCCGGCGGATGATCCGGGCGTCGTGCGCTACACGTTCCGGATTGAACGGTTCGACCTTGCGTCCGCATGGTTGCATCGGTCCGGGAGCGTGGTACAGGGTCGCTATCATGTTGTCTATATGACAGTCGTTGCGGGTCGAGGAGTACAGGGCCAATTCGGCGTCCGCAGCGATCAGTTCGTCGAACGAGATATCCACCAGTCCGTCGGCCGGTCCGACGAAGCGGAACGGGCCGATCCGGAGTTTCGGCAGATAGTTCGTCACGGAGTCGAATGCGGGTTGCAGCTCGTTTCCATTGCGGGAGAAAAGGAATGCGAGGAGCTGCTCGGACAGGAGCGAGATTCTTTCGGCGCGACGATATGCTGCCCGGGGATGCAGCCGTTCCCATACGATGCTGCGAATCGTGCGCTTTACTTGGGCGAATTCGTAGAATATCCGGACGCGGAATTCCGGAAGCGACATTTTCCCTTGTTGAAGGAAATGAAGCTGTCTCATGACGTGGAATACCTGCGCCCGGGACATTTCGGTGTAGGACGCCGGAATGTCTACCCGGATTCCGGCTTCGGGGATTTCGATCCGGTTCATGTCGAGCAGTATTTTTTCTTCGGGTCGTTGGCCGGGATGAGCGGGAGGTCGCGTTCGGGGTTCCGTCGGTGCGTGACGGCTTTCTGGAGTTCGTTTTTCGCTTCGGCGGCTTCCAGTTCCAGCGTCCGGAGGAGTTTCTTTGTCGCCGCATCGTCCATGTCTCCGCCCTGTCCGCCCTGAAACGATGCGGAGAACCGGCGCACGATCATCGTCGGAAGCACTTTGATCGACATGCGCTTCACCGCCGTGATGATGGCATAGAGCGGGATGCAAAGTCTCGCGGCGGCGAATTGTTCGGCCAGCTCCTCGTCGATCTTCCCGCTTTTCATCTTTTCGAAAGCCTCGGCGCCGACGATCGGGCGGATGATGCGGTCCTGTACCTCCAGCATGAAGGGGACGAGCAGGAAGAACATGCGCTGCGAATCTTCGAGCGGGAATACGTTCTGGAAGGTCTCGAGATCCTTGATGAAACAGGATGCGAGTTTCTGCCGGAGCGGCGAGTTCTCCCATTCCGCGATTCGGGCCTCTTCCAGGAACGTATATAGGTCGTCGAGAGTCCGGTAGTACTTATCCTGCATGGCTTGATCGTCCCGGTCGTATTGCCATTGCCACGGCATCTTTTCGCTGCCGTCATGGATTTTGACCTTGCGGCCGCCGTCTTCGTGCGACACGATGTTCTGCTGGTAGAACCGGATCATGGCCAACTGTGCGACGGGAGCCTGCACGGCCTTCACGAGCTGCGAATCCGTATCGTCGTTTCCGGGATCGAAGTCCGGCGAGTTGTAGTGTTCGTCGGCCCGGTCGAATAGTGCCGGACCGATGAGCTGGCGAACGGTGCGGCTGGCGGCCCGGATTTCGGATTCTATTACCGAGAAGTCGTTGCTTCGGAAATATGTTCCGACCAGTCTTTGCAATTCGGTAGGTCCGTCGTTGTTCTTGTTGAAGATCATAGCGCTCTAATTATTTCGGATACGGTCGGCGGGTGCGGTCTCTTCCTGGGTCATGAGGCTTTGGTGGTAGAATCCGAGCTGCAGGTCGGAGTCGAAGTTGTATCGGATCGCCTGATTGATCGGATCGAGAATCACCATCTCGGGGATGGCGACGTCGGACAGCTTGTATATTTGGTGCGCGTACAGCATCTCGGAGCCGGATGCGAGCTTCCCGTTGACCATGATATTCGTCAGTGAAGGGTGGAGCTGCATTCCGGAGGTAATCGCGGAATTCGCTGCTTCTCCGATTTTCAACTGTGCCTCCACGAAGTCTTTCATTTTCTGGTCTACGGCTTCTATCTTCCACGAACAGAGGTTCCCGTCCGGATCGTAAAAGTCGATGGACTCGAAAAATTTGCCTGCGTTTTTCTTTCCGGAAAGCACTTCGGTGATGGTGTCCATCAGTTGCCCCTTTACGCGATCGAGCAATGCGTCTATTTCTACATCCTGTGCGTCGGGATGCCGTCTTTGCAACATTTCGCGCTTGTGTTCCCAATATCCCGCCGGCGAGTGGATGTGGTAGGCGAGATTCAGGCCGTTGTCGGTTACGTATCGGAAGATCGTAGGAATGTCTGATCCGCGCAGAATCCAGCGGATCGCACCCATGAAGGCGGGTGTCGAGTAGAAATTCCGTCCGAAGGAATACGAATAGTTGTAGGATGCCGATACGGGATGTCGTCCTGGGTCGAGCGGATCGTAGACCGGAAAGGTCCGGACTCCGGAGGTCAGACAGGCATTCTCGAAGTCTCCGACGAAAATATGCTTCACGTCCTCGATTTGTCTGGAATCGGCCCATTCGAGCCGGGCATTCGTCGCTCGGACGAATCGGAGAGCTGCGATTCTCGGTTTGCGGCCGAGGCGTTCGCCGAGACGCCGTCCCCGTTCGAGGATATGCAGGGCGAAAAAACCTTGCATGTGGAGGTAGTCTACGAGGGCTTCTTCGATGAACCGCTTGAAATCCCACGACCGGAGCCAGTCGGAGATGACCGGGTCGTCGGTATATTCCCGGATGATCTTGCCGTTGGCGATCACGTGGCGATAAAGGAAAGCGCCTTGGCCGTAAAGCAGTCCCTTTTGGCGCTGGAGGATACCGGGAGCGAGATTGTTGTCCTGAACCAGATCGCGGATCATTACGGGCATATCGTTTCCTATGCCGTAAGGGACGATCCGTTTCCCCATGACATTCTGGTAGGAATATTCCCAGTTCGGATTCCTGGCGATGCTGAAAATCGTAGTGTCTCCTCCCGTGTGGTAGCCGGTGGAGATGGAGTAGGCCGTCTCTCCGATCTGGAGAGCGAAGGCCGTAGGGGATATTTTGTGAACTTTCGTTTTCATGCTTCGACTTTTTGGCCGTTGAAACTCATAAGCAGCGGTTGGTAAAAATGCCGGGGTTCTCCGGTGTCGAGGTTCAGATATTCTTCGATGATCTCGGCGTATTTGTGATGTTTTTCTTGTGCCCGGGCCCGTAATCGGGCATGGCGAACCGTGATGATTCCGTCGCTTTTCCGGGCCGTTTCGTTATACGACATGAAGGAAAAGCTGAACGGGACATTTCTCCGGGAGAGTTCCCGCATCTGTTTTATGGCCTCGAAGAGTTCCATGACACAAAAATACCCGTCTGTCGTTCTGTGGCAAAGGACAAAAAGCCCCGCAGAAATGCGGGGCGCGTACATAGGATTGAATCGTGTGCGGGATCAGCAGGCCGGAGTGCCGTCCTGCCGGGTCTGTTCGTCGAGCAGGCGGTCGGCCATGTGCGCAGCGATCAGCTGCGTGATGCCGACCATGGCGTTGCACAGGCATGCGTCGATGTCGAAGGAATCCACACAGATTTTCTCCACCCGGGGATCGTGGTGTGCGTCGAAGTAGGCGTTGAAACGCCTCTTGATGTCCTGGAGCTGGATCAGCATGTCGCCCAGCGTCGGGTCGATGAAGAGCTGCGGCGTCGTAGCCGCGGTGATGGTGGTGTTTTTCATGACTTGGTTTAGACATTAAACCGTTAAACAAAAAGTGGTTCGCCTTTCCCGCTGTCTAACACCAAGTCGGCTTACCGGGGCATTAACCGTCGGCACGGGGGTACGAAACCACTATAACTACAAGCATAAAAAATGCCCGCATTTGGCGGACACAGCCGCCGACTTCAATGTTAGACAATGCAAATATAGGCAACTTTTCTGAAGATGCAAAAAAGAGCGACTTTTTGTCGCTCTGTGGAGTTATTTTGTTTCATTTTTTAGGACGTCATAAGCAAGGAGAACGTCTTTCAGCCCTTTAATTTCATTTTTTGATAGATTTCGTGTTTGGGTGTACTTTCCGGATAACCTCATTTTTATATTACCGGATTTGACTGCATTTTGCATAAATTGGAGTAAATCACTTTTTACTGAAACATCTATCCACTCCCAAGTTTCTGTATCCGAATCCGACTTTTTGTCTTCGTATTCATTAAATGGAATGTCGTAGGTATTTCCTTCATACGATAGATATGCACTATCGAAAAAAATCCAACTTTCTCCGTAATATGACATCTTGAGGCGTAGCCACACGCTATTTTCTTTACGTCCGATGTATAAGGAACATAAGTTGCTGTTGTTATAATGCGTGAAATATGGATTGCGATACCATGTAATTCCAGAAACATCGTCAAACCTTTTTTTAAGTTTGTCGACAGCTTTCAACCGCTCTCGTTCTGCACGTTGTTGGGCTTCTATTTCTTTCTGTTTTTCCAAGAGAATCTGGTCAGTCAATTTTTTTTCATATTCTTCAGCCTGTTTTAACTCTTGAGCATTAGGATGGTATTCCCGCATTTGAGCAATGAGTGAAGATAGTTGTGGCTGATTTGAGGTATCATAGCATCTTTTGATTTCTGCCAATAGCTTATCGGGGGAATACTTATATTTGTCAAGCTCATTTTGCAGATTTTCGTTTTCTGTTTGTAATTGTTTGATTCGTTGCTCCAATTCGCTGATGCGGGATTGATTACACGCAGAACAAATTAGAAGACAAACACAAGTAAATAAAATTTTCTTCATAATTGGTGAACGATTTAGGTTTTATTCGACAAATATACCCCCCCCCACGAATTTTGCAAGTATTTTGGGTTGAAAAATAACTGTAGCAAATTTTCGGCTATCAACAGCAAGTTACCAATTTGGTTTAGAAATTGATGACCGGGAAAATTTCTAAGATACGCCGCTCCTGTACGGCATATGCGATAATATTTCGAATCTTGATTATTGGATTCATAAAAAATAATGTACATTTGCATCGTACATAGGATTGAGTTGGCCGGCCGCATCCGGTGGATTTGGTCCGTTTTCGAGGAGGGATGGCGTTATCCCTCCTTTTTTCGTGCGTTTTGTGCGGTCGCGATACTTGTTTCCTGCCTCGAAAAGGCCGGATTTTATCCTTTTTCCGGGCAATATTTCTAAAAACGGGCTGTTGCCCAGCCATTTATTGAAAAAAACGGAAAAAAACACGTCTTCGTGTGGAATTGAAGCCCGCCCCGCCCTCTTCGCCGTTTGCGATTGCACGGGTTCGAAAGGGTGATATATGACACGTTCCCCGATGAAAGAAAAAGCCCCACCGAGGGGTGGGGCGTGTACATAGGATTGAGACTGTATGCGGGATCAGCAGGCCGGAGTGCCGTCCTGTCGGGTCTGTTCATCGAGCAGGCGATCGGCCATGTGCGCTGCGATCAGCTGCGTGATGCCGACCATGGCGTCGCACAGGCACGCGTCGATGTCGAAGGAATCCACGCAGATTTTCTCCACCTGGGGATCGTGGTGTGCGTCGAAGTAGGCGTTGAAACGCTTCTTGATGTCCTGAAGCTGGATCAGCATGTCGCCCAGCGTCGGGTCGATGAAGAGCTGCGGCGTCGTGGCCGCGGAGGTTGTGGTGGTTTTCATAGTGAGGTTTAGACATTAAACCGTTAAACAAAAAGTGGTCTCGCCTTTCCCGCTGTCTAACACCTCACAAAGGCTTGCCGGGGCATTAACCGTCCGGCACGGGGGTACGAAACCACTATAACTACAAGCATAAAAAATGCCCGCATATCAGACGGACATCATCCGCCTTTGTGAGAAAATGTTAGACATTGCAAATGTAGGTAACTTTTCTGAAGATGCAAAAAAACGCCCCGATTTTTTCGGGGCGCTGCTCTCGAGTATCCGGACGAGGACGGGTGCTGTGTTCGGCTCTAAATACTGTTCGCGCATTTGCTGATCCGCGAAGACAAATCGAGCAGAGCGTTGCGTAGTATCTCTTTTTCCGCATCATTGAAGTCATCCGGTTTGCCGTTGTTCATGCCGTCCAGCTTGTGATAGAGCCATGACCGCGATTTCCCGAAATATTTTTCCGATATCTTGGCCCAGGACACATCCAGCAGGATGTCCGCCATTTTCTGCTTTACCGTCTCACGATTTTGTTTTACAATGATTTCCATATTATTCGTCTTTGTGCCCTCGGCCATTGACCGAGGGCTGGTTGTTAATTTCGGTCTAATAATTCTTGCAGGAGCGTCGTGATGTACCATTCTTGCTCTACGTTCCCGTTGGGATAAGCTTTGTGATAATTGCGAATCGATTCGATCAAATCCCACTCTTTCTCTGTAAGTTCTACCTTCATCTCGGTTTGTTTTTCTGTACTACAAATATAATACACTTTTGTGTATTATGCAAGTGTTTTCAAACAAAAATCAACAAAAAACGCCCCGAAAAAATCGGGGCGCTGCCGTTGTTCGATAACGTGTGATAATTAAACAAACCGAACGGCTGATCCTGGCTTTCTGCTACGAGAATCGAGTGCCTATCGCACGGATACGTCGCCGACCGAACCGACCGGGAGGCTGCGTCCGAGTTCACGCTTGACTATGGCGACCAATTCCTTGCGCATCATCATGTACTTGAATGCGTCGGAAAAATTCGTCGAAGAGAGAAGCCGTTTGTGATCGGATGACTTTTCGGCGCTTTTGTCTTTGCCGATCCTGCCTTTGGAGTCGACAACCGTTTTCGCCAGCTCGAGGGATGCCTTGAGGTTCCGGCAGTGGATCGCGTCGATCTGTACCTCGGGGAGCCGCGGATTGTGGCCGCTCATCAGTTCCCGCATGAATATGTATTCGTCGTTCATGGGGATATTGCCTTGCCCGAGCGACATGAGTTCTACCCGCCAGCCGGTCGAAGCTCCCGATGCGTCCCGTTCGATCGCTTCCTTGACCTGGAGGGCCAGCGATTGGTTGCTGCGTCCGTAGTTGTTACCGCTCCGATCGTAGTAGAAATGCAGTAGTTTGTGTTTGTGGGGGCGGAAGTAGCCGATGAATTTGTCGGCCAAATCACGTACCCATTCCGGCGGTAGGCTGTAAAACTCTTTGATGATACGGAGTTCGTTCCCCTCGTTTTGTGCGATGAGCATCGAAAGCATATTGCCGAAGTCCATGGATAGATCGAGCGAACGATCGGGGTCCAGATGACGGAGCAGGAGGCAGTCTTCGGAATCATGGAATCCGAGCGTGTTTTCGACCGCCGTGTTATTCCCGTCATAGTAGAAGTGGCGTTCTCCGAGGCTGGGATAGAATTGCTGCCCTTTTTCTATGCGCGGGGGCATCGATAGAATGGCGGCGTTCACGTCTGCGAGCTGCGAGGAAAGAGCGTCCGCAAACCATTCGGGGGATAGGATGTCCACATTGACATAACTCGACACCAAGACGAACATATTCTGCGCCTTTTCGTATCGGCGCAGGTTGTACCATCGTTCCCTCCATCGATTGACTGTTTTGAGTTTGTTCCGGTATTCCGTATGATCTTCCTCCGATCGGGTGCGAAGATATTTCTCTTTGGCCGCGAAATACTCCTGCAGAGCTTCGTTGGCGATCGCCGCAGTTTTCCAAACGAGCAGCAGGGCCGCCGGGTCCATATTTTTCGCCCCTTTGAAAATCCAGTCGTATTCGCCCGTATTCCCGGTGTTGGGCATATCCGTCGTGAACGTCTCCCCCAGATAGAAGGGAGAGTGGCCGAATTGAATCCGATATCCGCGCCGGGCTTTGAGCAGATTTCCGATCTTGCTCTCCGGGAAGTATTTTACCTCGTCGCCGAATACGTGCACGTAAGATCGTCCGGCCAGGGATGCCGGCCGGTCCAAAGAGCCGAATGTGATATTGAATCCCGTAAAGAATATGATGGTTCGTTTGTAGCTGACGATCTTGTTGTAGGGTCTCCAGAAGTGGGGTTTGAGCCAGTCGGGAAGGTCTGCGCACTCTTTTTCGGTGAATGCCGGGGGCGTTTTCTCGACGAGATAATGCACGCCGTCGCGGAATCCTTTTCTTTCGAGGGCCTCGAATACCATGGGAAGAACGTTCGCCGTGAGATTCGCGAAAGTATCGGCCACCCATGCTACGGGAGCTCCCGGCATGTCGTAGACCATTTCGAGAAGTCGCTCGACTTGGATTTCGGTCGTTTTGGCCGAACCTCGCCCGGCGACGATCCGCAGCTTCCGGGGCATGATCATCGCGCAGAATTGGGAAAACCAATTCATGAACTGCAGGTCGACGTAGGGCTTTTTGTCGGGAGCCTTAAACTTCGCACGATTTGCCATATTCGAGAATTTCTGCGATGTCCACGTCTTCGATAAGGGCTTCTCTCCGAAGGCGTGCCTTTTCAGTTTCGGGGAGGTTGAGATGCAGAATCTGCTCGTTTACCTCCTGGCGGTTGATGGGCGGGAGCCCTAATATTTCCGGTGTCAATGAGAACATGCGAATTTGCCGGAGATATGCCGCAGGCGGAAGTTTCTGAATCTCCGGTTCGTCGAGTTTCCGTATTTTTGCGGCTTTCGCGATGATCTCGCTGGCAGCTTCGAAATCTTTCGGGGATTGTGCCGTGTTTTTGGCTGCATGGAAGAGGTCCTCCAGTAATTCGGCGTATTTGTTCCGCAGGGCCTCTTTCGTCGTGTTCCGGTTGGAATAGAATAGGCTGTCGGCCTGGTTGTAATAATCTACAGCCCTGTCATAGCTATACCCTAATTGCTGGACCAGAAACTTAACGGTGGGGCGTTTGCCGAATTGGCGATCCAAAGAGTTGATAATGGTCAGAAGATCGAGGAACAACTTTTCGTTGTTGGAGAGGTCGTTGGTACGGCCTTCTGCGATATATTCGTAGACTCGACGGAACGCTTCTTCGTTGTTGAAGGTGCCGAAAATATCGAGTTTCGAGGTCTTGAACGATTTTTCGCGGCGGATTTTTTCGAGGTGATTGATTGCCGGTATATCCCCGGATTCCGCATTGCCGAGGAGGGATTTCCCGATCGCTGCGAGGGCCTGCAACTGTCCTCTGCGGACCGCCAGGGCGACAATGCTGTCCGGGTCATTGTATTCGGCGGTGAACGGGGCGATCTCCACCCCGAGGTATACGGCGATATCCCGAGGCCCCCATTCCAGGGCTCCGAGCCGTTGGAGTTCCTCGATCTGTTCCCGGGTCAATGTGTCTCCGATTTTATTGTGCTGGTATGGCGTCATCGGGGGCATGGTTTGTTGTACGCGTCTATCAGTCGTGTCACTTCAGCCAAAAGGGTCTCTTTCTGTTGGCGACGATATTCCCGCTCCGTGAGCAGATGGGGTTTCGTCCCTTTCTTGATCTCGTCGTTGATTCGCCAGATGGCAGACCGCAGTCGCCGCTGCTCGGTCATCAGTTCGACGATATTCGAATTCTTGAGTTTCCGGAATCTTCGGAGATACTCGAAAATCCGGTGTTTACCGAGGATAGAGCGATGTTCGCGGTAGTAATCGAGTTCCGTGAAGATCGCCCGGTTCTCCATGAAATTATCGATTGCCTCCCGAGCAGTCGAGAAACATTCCTCGAGGGTCGTACAATCGAAGAGCCTTTCGTGAGCCCGGAGGTATTTGTCGTGGGCGGTTATTTTGTCTGCAGCGAGGATTTTCAGCTCCGAAGGACAATCGGGATCGCGCAGGAAGGGGAAGTCGTCCCGGAACCGCCGGCGGGGAATCGGGGCCGTCGGCGGATTTCTATTTTCGATCCCGGCCATGGAGCACAGTTTCTCGATCAGCAGAGGCCGATATTTCGCCGGATTCAGCCTTACGAGGGCGGGAAATCGTCGGTTCTTGCTGAATCGAGAAAAGAGCAGGAGGCCCGATTGAACCTCGGCTCCTGCTCTTAACCATGCTTGAACGGTGGCAGCAGGGTTATTCTCGGTCATAAAGCAGCGTGAGCCGTTCTTTGATCGGATCGAATCCTTCCGCCGTCGTGCAGATGAATTGCTTCTGCCGGAGGGCATCGGTAAACGCGGCCATGCAACGGGGCATCCGGGTAACGTAGGCCACGGTATTTCCGATGTGCAGCCCGACCTCCTGGGGCAGCTCTCCGGCGTGCGCGATCTTGCCGTACTTTTCGAAGAACTCCTCTTCGGTGAAAGTATCGGCATCTTTGAGAAGTTCGAGTGTCGCAAGGATCGCGATCGCTTCGAGCAGAACCGGCAGCCGGGTATCGTATCGTCGTCGGCCGTCCCGGAATACCCGGACACGATAGGTTGTCAGGTCTGCGAGGTCCACCCGGTGAGTGGGGAAGCAGTTCGCCGGGACGAGAATGAATGAATCCGGCAGGTCGTCGTCTCCCATCAGCGATACGACGAGGTCCGAGAACGATCCCGAACCCGTATCCCGGGGTAGAATCTTGGCCGGCGATGCGTTTTGCCTCCATGCTTTGACGAGCAGCGGCAGGGCCTCGGAGGAGCCGCATACTACGATCGGCAGGGTTTCGCATATCCCGAAGACGGGGACTGCCTCCGTCTCGGATTGCAGATTCGTACCTTCCGAAGCGTCGATTCCGTTGTCGGCCGGAGATGGTTCTTTCTGGGCTTCGGATTCCTGCGGAGTCGCCTTCTGCCGAGTTGCGGTTTCAGAACTTTCGGCAGCAGGAGCTTTGCCTGCTGCCGGGGAGTTCTGTTTCGTGTTTTTCGTCATAGGGTTCGTCTATTTAGAGTTCGTCTTCATCTTCCGATGCTGCAGCCCCTTCTACTGCCGGCAAAGCGCCGGTGTAGGTGAGGATGCGGAACTCGTCGCGGACATCCTGCTGGAGGGTGAGCGCCTTCTTCGTTCCGTCCTTGGTATCGGTCGTCTCGACCTGGAGGGAAAGCGGATTGCAGGGGTCGCCGATGATTCGGGCTACCGTTCCGTTGCAACTTTTTACGATGGCCCCGAGGTTCTTGTTCGAGTAGTACTCGATGAAATCCTCGATGTCCGTGCTGTTGCCCGGATGCTCGAACTTGATTCCCTTTTTGTATCCGCGGGCATCGGGATCGCCTTCGGCCTCCTGCAGTACTTCGATACTGCTGGGGGTGGCGTAAATGCCGATCAGCTTTTTACCTTCAGCGAGTTCGAATCCTTCGGATGCCGTGGTGACGCCGACCGTTCGGGTGGGGAAAGTCTTGACGTCATCCATTTCGAAGATGAGAATGGTCGGGCTTTTAGGGGTGGGATTGCCCGCTCCGCCGGTCGGCCGGGCAATGGATTTAGCTACGTAAGGCATAGTGTATGAGATTTAAAGGGTGTCTTCCAGTTCTTCCTCCTCCGACTCTTTGTCCGCAGAGGTTACGATCCACTTGCCGGGAGTGCCTTGCCGGGTCGAACCGATCGCCGTGCTGGGATCGTAACCGTCCGGGACGATGGCGAACACCGCATCGCCGAGCAAAAATCCGATCCCGTACCAGAACTCGATGTAGATGCGGACCTCTCGATCGTGTTTCTGGATGTCCGTGATGAACTGCGGCGGATTCTTGTGCTTCAGTCCGATGAAGTTCTGCTTGGGCGTGGAGAACACGATCGGCGAACCGTACAGACAGTCGAGAGTCTGGAGATAGCAGTTCGAGAAGTCTACCCGGTCCTCGCCGAAATCGACTTTCTCCGTGCCGGAGCCTGCACCCCATTTGTTCTTGTATCCGCGTTTGTACTTGAGGTATACATCGTTGCTCAAGAATACGGGCATCTTCTGGGACTTGTAGAGCGGCGCGATGGAGGCTACGAAATCGTCGATGATCCCCACGACATCGGCATCGGTCGTCGCCTCGTCGAGCAGATTTTTCGCGGTCTTGAAGAAGCTGATGTTCTTATCGAGCGACTTCTTGGCCTCGACGAGCTGCGTTTCGATGCCGTTCATCGTTTCTTCGGTTTTATTGGAACCGTCGACGAACTTGGCCTTGCCCGTCATCACCAGCTCGACATCCTCGGCGATTTTCGGGATGAGGACTTTGTCGATGATGTAGCGGGTGATCGGCATCTGGTCGGGGGTCAGCTTTTCGTCGTAGAGATGGAAAAGCCAGCTTTCGCCTACATCGGCCGGGTCGATCGCATAGTCTACCTTGTGCCGGTAGTTTTTAATCGACAGCGGCTTGAAGTCGGCCTTGCCCTTCGGTGACCACTCCTTCTTGAACTGCTGGACGACGTGTTCCGTCGCGATGGAGAGTACGCCCTTATACTCGGTGACAGCAGGCTTCCAAGAGAGATACCGGGAGGTCGTGAATGCGTTGTAGAGTTCCTGGAGGACGTCGATGTTGTTACCCTGTGAGAGGTACGGTCCGAGTTCGGACTTGAGGTCGCCGACTTCGATCGTGGGGTCAGCAGCCATTACGCCGGTTTGGAGAAACTCTGCGGCCGCCTTGTTGTGGGCCAGCGTCATGTTGGCCTTGAACGTCCCGCCGCCGCTTTTGGCATTGCGGATCAGCGCTCCGGCCTTTTCTGCGGCAGGCAGGTCTTCGGGCCGGGCGGCCAGCGTGGCCAGATCGTTCTGGAGCTGTTGAATCTGTTCGGTGAACGTCGTGCGGACCTCTTCCCGGGCGTGAGCTACCGCAGCGTCGAACAATTCGGTGGCAGATGCATCGGGCGATGTGAAAGTCTCGCTCTTGAGGATCTCGACGAACCTGGCTCCGAAATGTCGGGCCAATTTCTCTTCATCCTCGGCGGAAAGTACGACCTTCCCCTGTTCGTCGGTCGTCGGTTCCTTCTTGAGGAAATTGACGACGACCTTACCCATCTGGGTATTGGAGAGAATTTTTTTGAAATCCATATTAAAAGTGATTAATGGGTTATATGTGGCTCGGATGACGGCATTCTCAATACAACCCCGAAGATTCAGTACTCCGTCGATGAGGCCGAGTGTTTGCGCCTCCTCCGGGTGGAATACGGCTCCGGTGAAGACGCCCGGAGCATCCTCCTTGATTCCCGGGCGGCCGGATTTCACGTCTTGGTGGAACTGCTCGATAGTGTATGACAGGCTTTTCTTGATGAGCGTATAATCGCCTTTCAAAGCATTGCGGTAATCGAGGTTTTTGTCGGGACTTTCGTCTGCGTAAACCTGGACTACGGTATAACCATCTTTTTCCAACTTGCCCGTATCATCCACGAACTGGCATAACCCGCCGATACTCCCGACATGAGAAAGAGGGTTGTCACAGAAAATCGCATCGCATTGCGAGGCGGTCCAATATGCCAGGGATGCGCAAAGGTCGGCATGGGCGATGATCGGTTTTCCGAGAGATCGAACGTGTCCGATAGCCTCCTTGAGGGATGCGATGGCGCTTACCGCTCCGCCTCCCGAGTCGATGTCAAGAACGATGGCGCAGATATCTGGGTGTTCGGCGGCTTCGACGATCGCCCGGGCACAGGTAACGGCTCCGGTTGTAAAACAGGAGTCGTACTTGGTGATGGTTCCGATGATCGGAACGATGGCGACCTTGGCCGCCTTGTCCGAGGTTTCGGAGAATGCGGCTTTGGCAAATTGGGCTTCTGCGGCAGAAATTTCGAAAAGGTTGTTGTTGTCGGCAATTTTCTCGCCGCGTAAGAACGACACGGCCACCGGGAGCAATGATTCGTAGTCGTGTACGAACCATTGTCCGCGGCGGACGTCAGAAAGAAGTTGAAGGGTGTGTTCTGTTTTCGGGATGCGGAACATTTGCGATCTTTTTCGCAAACTTACTCGCAATCCGGGGCTATAGAAAGGACCTTTTTAATCGCTTCCGGGTGTTTCCGGGTCTTGTATTCGAGGGTGATTTCACATAGATCACCCTCTTTGATCGTCGGGCGGGCGGGTAAATCCGTCGTCCCGAGGATGTAATAACGATCGCGCAGCCGAACTTTGATAATGCAAGGCTGATGCAGGAGCAGCACGTCGTGAAGGAGAGTCGCCGTTAACTTGGTGGTCCACAATAGGCCTTTGTCGTCCTCTTTTGAGGATATTTCGAGACTTCGGGGATTCCCCTTGGATAGCGGGAGCTCTTGGAAAAAATCGGACGGATCGTCCCATGCTTTGACACCAATTCGTGCGATGAATTTCTGTTGCATAATTTTAACAATGAAAATATAAAAATCACTATGTAAATTAAATAATTTTAATATGTTATAAATAGAGCTACTTTTTGGGTATGCATGGAGGTTCGATACGGCTGAAATGATAACGAGCTTTTTGGTAGAGTAAATCAGCTTTGCGGCGGATCGCAGCAAGCGAAGTCCGATAGGTCCGCTTGTTTAGCGTATCTGCATAATCGGTAGATACGAGGCGCCGGGATATGACGAAGCCTTCTATAATGTCGCGCTTAGGCATTCCGGCCTGAATGCCTTGCAGGTAATATGTATCAAGGTCAATGTTGAACAAAGCATCCAGAATCATATTGAGCCGTTTGGTATCGGCTTTCGTGAAATGAACGTATCGGGTCATTGCGGCGCTCGTCGTTTGATGGCGCGGCAGTAAGAGGGTAACGGTCAGCGGATCGTCCTCGTGGTCTTCTGGGATGTCGCTGACCTTATACAGTCCGACGACCATTCGTCCGAAGTCGTTAGTGAGGGAGATACGGATCGGTCCGTCCGGTTCTGCGTCGAACAGGTAACGGAGATAGTCGATCGAAAGTTGGTTGTGTGCTCTGAATTTTATTTCCATATTCTAAACGTTTTTGTGTTGGAATTTCGGAGGTACATAGGATTGAGGCGTACGAGTTTGTCTTTGTAGATTTCGAGAACGAGCCTGCCGTCTGTATCGGAGAAATATCCGAAGTCGGCGAGGCATTGGCATATGCCGATGAACCGATCCACGTCTTTGGCGATAGTGTCGATTCGGGTCCAGTGATAGGGAGGAATCCGGGATAATCGGGGAATGAGTCGGGTCGTATAGATTTTGAACTCTTCCGGGGATATATTTTCAATTTTCATCAGAAGTGATATGTTTTTTCGACCTACACGACCTGCATGACCTACAAGCCTATAAGTCAGTGCGTTGTGAATCGGTGTTTTGTAGGTTTGTAGGTCGTAGGTGTATAAATGTAGGTTTGGTGTAGGTCGTTGTAGGTTGTATGTAGGTTTGCATATTCATCGTAATTTGCTGTTATTTAGTGTTGTAGGTCGTTGTAGGTCGGTTTTGCCGAAAAATGTATATTCACGCGCATATCATTTCTTTTGTGTCTGTTGCCGACTTGTCCCGACACCCGTCGAGGTTCCTCCGGCTCCGCAGAAAAGTTCTATATAGAGTAACTTGATTGCCATTATTCCCCGAAATATTTTTTGCAGTTGCAATAAGTAATTGTAGGGTTGGCCCATTGTCTTTGGAATCGGCGCCACGCTTTGTCGAATTTCCCTTTTTGATCGCGATATAACATGGCAAAGGGCATGAATCCGGCCCGCCATGCTTCGCCCATCCGTGCTTGGGCTTTCTCAAAGGTGTCTCCCTTATAGCCTATCAGCACATAGCTGCGTAGCCGGTTCCTTGCTTTGGTGAAACCTGCGTTGAGCAGCATCTTTCCTGCGTCGATGAGTGGTTCGAGATCGTTGGGCGTGTCGTATGCGAAAAATAGTGAATCGGGCTGCAGTTCATGTAACCGTTTAGCCATTGTTGGGGTCATCAGTGCTGCTTCCAATCCGCCGACAAACTGCGGTCGGTGCGGCTGCCGCGCCAGCATGGCGAATACCTCGTCGATATGTGCGGGTGAGCAGGCGAGTAGGTTGTCGTCCGTAATGATCCATCCGTCGCGCACGGGTAGTTCTCGGAGCCGCCCGCCTTCGCGTTTTGGTACGGCGCAAAACCAGCATCGGTTCGGACACCCGCGCGATGTGATGACATAGCCTTGTTTCATGTACATTCCAGGAACGAATTCCCCGCCGGGCTCGTTATAGGCAGGGCCGCCGATCTTCACCGGTGCGATGCGTTCCCATTGGTAGGCAGCCCACTCTGCCCACGGAATGTCCCATGTGAAGGTGACCGAAATATGTACTTCGTCGGCTTCATCGAATAGCGATGGCGTTTCGTGGATACGTACCAGTTCGTCATTGGGCGTCGCGTTGGTTCTGGTCGGAAATACCCGGATTATTTTTGCCTTCATCGCATGTGTCATTATATCGAGATTTTGCGAGAATCTCGCTATTTCAACAGATCGAATTCGTAAGCCACGACCCATGGATTACGTTCCCATGTTCCACGCCCGGAGACCTTATCGATAAGCGCGGCGAAGGCTTCACGGTGATTATCGAAATAAAATCCTTCTTCTCGGCGTATATCCTCGAAATAGAACTTGTTAATTTTGGGAAAATACCGAATCCCCTCCTTTAAGCAATCAGCATCCGAAATATCCTGTAACCGCTCGTACTTGATTCTGGTGATGCGAATTTGGTGGGGCATCAAATCCGCTCGGACGAACATTTTATTTTCCCATCCAGCACCTTCTGGAATTGGCCTCGTATTGTCTAAAATATTGTAAAATGAACTGTAATTCTGCGCCACGGCCACGACTTCACCGGCCTTGTAGTGGTATTTTACCTCCATAAGGCTCTCCCCTCTATTGGCGATAATACTGACAAAGCCGTCAGGACAGATGCGGGCGTCTTCGATACGGTCATCCGGCAGTAACGGGTATCCCGAGATCACCCGCCTCGTCATGGTCTTTCGACCCTCGATCACCGCCTGCGTCAAGCCGTAGCGATCGTTGAACATTATCTTCTTCATATTTTGTTAATTGCTTTAATAAATTCATTCCTTGCATCGCATTTATCAGGTTCTGCTATGCACTCCCCATTTTCATAGCATGCACAACCTAAGCAATACACCTTAATGGCTTCATCCCGCATCCGTTCCTCGGCCTCCTGCTCGGCTAACTCGACAGCCCGTTTAGCTTCTCTCAGTTTCAGATCGCATTCTTCCGGACAATCGGGATACATCATCGCTATCGGTGTTATGACTTTCAACAAATACTGCTTTGCTCTTTTGCTTTTCATCTCTTTTTTATTGTTGAATGTTAGGCATTAAAAAGGCTTCTCATCCGTATCCGAGTCTATTGTCGGGTCCGAATCATCCCCGGAACCATAAGCGGTCATGGATAGACTGATGTCATATTTCTCCCGGAGTGCAGTGTAGTCGAATACCAGGGCTGACGTGACTTTACTTTGCGCTGTTTCGGTATCGCTGACAGTCCCGCCGACACCCAGATGGGGTAGAAAACGCACCCCGGACTTTGTCCCCATGAACTCATCGGATTTCTGCAGGTATTCTTGGAGTGAGGATTTCGGTAGGAATTTTGCCCCGAGGGTCTTGCTGTGCATTATGTAGAGGTCAGCGGCCGGGCCGAAATAAAGCAGGAGGTATTCGCGGCCGCCGGGAAGTTCCCTCCGTTCTTTCTTTCTGATGAAACACCAATCCGGTCCGGCGACGATCTTATATTCTGCTTTCATCTGGATTTTTCCGAGACTGGCCAAGGTGTCGATAGACGCCCAGAAACCGGCGAGTTCGTTCGTTTGCTCGGCCTTTTCGTTCTGTATTTGGCAAAGCCGGGCGGCTATGTCGAGTGTCTCGAAATAGGTGAATGGAAGTCGAAGGTGTGTTTCAAGAATCCGGAGCGTCGCTAACAATGCGCTCCAGTTTTGGAGAATACGGTCGATCACGCCGCGCGTCCGGGAGCGGAGGTCGGCGTTCGTGAGATCGTAGGCTTCCCGATATCCGATCTTTATTTTGCGGCGTTCACGGAGAAGTTCGTGTGTGAGGTGCGAAAGTCCGCGGTTGCACATGGTCTTGAATTGGTCGTAGCGATGTTTTTCCTCTTCACTGTGCTTGGACTGATAGAAGGTCAACATGACGATTCGGGACATGAGGGCATTGTCGGAGGTCGTCATTTCCTGGCCTGTGAGTACGAGGCCGCAACTGATTGCCGTCATGGTCCGTTTCTTTTTCCCGTCCATGCTCATCTTGCTTCGGCCGCTGTTGTCCCATATACCTTTGAGAAATTCGACCTTTTTCGGGTCGATATCCTCCTTGAATTCGTCGATATGAACCACGGCGTTCGATACCTCGGCGATGGCCTCGCCGAGCGAAGCCTGCGTCGCATTCCGGAGGTTGATCGACTCTGCGTTGACCTGGAAGGGCGCGACGATGGCGCGGGCCATCTGTGTTTTTCCGGTCGCCGGCGGTCCGAACATGTCGAGAATCGGCATATTTTCGATCGTCGCCCGCACGATGTCGGAGAAAAGTGTCGTGAAGTAGAAACAGAGAGCGATTTTGGCATTTTCTCCGAATACGTCGATGCATTGCCGGGCGTATTCGTAGAGTGTTACGTCGCTTTGCTGGACGTACACGAATTTTCGGTGAAGGTTGTAGGTGGTGGTGTCCTCGCGGGCTTCTTTGGATGCGGCCGGGAGGTAGTAAAGTTTGTCACCGACTTTGATCAGTCCGTAGTCGTTGGCCGGGATGAACTCTTCGCCGTCGAAAGCTCCGTTTCCCCATGCGAAAAATTCGCCCTGTTTTTGCCATCCTAACTGCTGGATCTCCCGGGCTGTCGGGGTCTGTTCGTAGATATATTTTTTCAGTTGGGTATATTGTTGTTTGGCGACGATGGCTTCGATGATGTAGTTGCCTTTCCCTTCGATGTTTTTCTGGAAGTTGTCGAGAGTCGTTACTTGATCTTGAGGCAAGGTGATGAGGCATTTCTCATGGTGCGTGTTCTCGATCTCGAACATGCGGTAGGAGGTCGGGCCGTCCCAGATCAGCACGATCGGGCGGATCACGAAATTTGTCCATGGCAAGGCATTTCCGACTTTCGAGATTTGTCCGTAGTAGCAGTTGTTTTGGATGTAGAAACCGTATTTTTCTACCAGATCAGCCTGTTCCTGCTTCTCCTCGCGGATAGCCTCGACTTGGCGTTTATTCTTCAGCCGGTAGAAGGTTTCGTTCCAGATTTTGCTTTGTTTGTCCTCTTTCCCGAATCGGTCGAGATACATGCGGGCCAGCGTCTCGTCGTAGTAGATGAGCAATCCGCAGATGTAGTTTATCACGTCGAGCCGATCGTTTGGGGATAGGATTCCTTCGATCTTAGATCGATACATGAAGTCTACGAAGTCGGTCGAATGTTCGGCCAGACATGCCTCGTAGGAGGTTCCTTCGTATTTGAAGTATTCGTCGGCATCCTTGGCCTTGTCGCTGGGGATGGACATTACACGGACGTTCAGCCCGGCTTTCGTGAGGGCTATGCCGTGCGAAACGACGGCCTGTTGGCCGGATATGTCGTTGTCTCCTATGATGACGACCTTCGAGACGATGCGTTTGATCATTCCGATCTGTACGTCCGTAAGGGCTGTACCCATCGGTGCGACCGTGTTTTGCTGGCCGATTTTCGCCATCCGGATCACGTCGGGATTTCCTTCTACGATATTCAGCACGTCTCGGAGTGCGGCGATACGTTGTGCTTCGAAGTAGCCGAACAGCACCTCCCGCTTTTTGAAAATCGCGGTTTCCCGGGTGTTGATGTATTTGGGCGGCTCCTTGCCGTCTGCGTTCTTTTTCGGATTGATGATGCGGCCGGTGAATCCGATGATGTTGCCCGTCTGGTTCCGGATCGGGAACATGAGACGGCCGAAAAATGCATCGTAGTAGTGCCCGTCTTCGTCGCTTACCTTGATGAGCCCGGCATTGATGAAATTGTCGATGTTTTCGTGCCGGTCCTGGATATGATGCAGCAGGGTGTTCCGTCCGGGAGCATAGCCGATACCCCATTCTTCGATGGTCTCCTCGTCCCAGCGTGAAGTCGCGTATTTTTGCGCCGGTTCGGATTGTTTGTACATGGTCCGGAAAAATTCGAAGGCAAGCCCGTTGGCACGGAATAGCTGTTCCCGTTCGAATCGTTTTGCCAGCTCTTCGGGTGTCGGCTCCTTTTCCTCCCATTTGATGTCGTATCGGTCGCCGAGACGCTTGCAGGCTTCCACGAAATTCATCGCGTAGCGGTCCATGATGAATGAGATCGGCCCCCAGGTCTTGCCGCATCCGAAACAATGCGCGATGCCTTTGGTCGTCGATACTTTGAACGAAGGAGTTTTCTCTCCGTGAAAAGGGCAGCAGCACTCGTAGTGTATGCCTGCTTTTTTCAGTTCGATCCCTTCGTCTTGAAGTACCCGCAGGATGTCGAGATTGTTGAGCTGATATATTATTTCTTGAGGTATCATTGTTCTGTGTTTAGAAAGGGCCCCCTCGGACACACCCCCGGATTTATTGTTTGTTGAGTCGTTCGATCCGGCGCAGCAGGATGCCGGCCCGGTCGTACTGTGTGAGCGGTTCGGTGCCGGCTTTGAACGGCAGTTGCTGGATCAATCCCGATCGGAAGGCGATCAATGCCCGCCGGATCGTTTCTAACTGCTCGGCCGTGAGTTCGTTTATCGAGATCCGCCCGGCGCTGTCCTTGTCGCAATACATGGTCACGAGAATCTCAGTTTGACGGAGTAGGTTTTCTCGGCGTACTCGGCCAGTACGGGCTGTTTGAGTTTGGGAACCTTTCGGTAGCCGCGCAGATAATAGAGGGCCGTCGTCGGATTGACGAATAACCTTGCTCCGAAGAAGCGGATCATGTTCGCCTGCCCGTTCGGGTCGAGCGTCGTGTAGAGTTCCTTCAATGTCTGTTCTTTCATGGGTAAATATGATTATTTGTTTATTATTCGAGCATTGAGTGTTGCGGCGTGACAGCAGAGGTTGCTGCTCCAAAGTTCCAGTTCGCGCTCCGCTTTCTCGCATGAGTCGATGTCTTGGTGAGCTTCGTTGAATTTTTTCAAAGCGTCACAGGCTTGTTTCATTATTTCTATGATCTCGTTTGTCGTAGGCGTTTTTTTCATGGTTGATCGTGTTTAGTTCGTGCAAAATCATTCTTCGTTTTTTGATAATTCCGTTATGATGAGCCGCTCACGGTCAGATAGTTCCCACATCTTCACTTCTTGTGCTGCTGCTTTCTCTGCCGCTGCTTTCTCTGCCGCTTTAGCCTCCGAGAGCAGGAGACCACCTCCGAATATAGTTGCAACTCCACGCTGCGAATCCAGACGAAAGATCTGTCGACACTCCGAAGCTCGGACTTTGAAATCGACATAGGGTGCGATTTTACCCAGCAAGGCCGAAGAGGTAACGTTATCCGGGTATCGGTATTTAGGACGTTGTGGCTTCTCCTCTTTGCATGCGGTCACTATCCTGCTGCGCAGTTCCGGAGCTGTCATGACGCGTATGTCTCCGAACAGGGAGCTGACGAAATCCGTATTGACGTTCGCCCCGTTATTGTAGATGATCGGAGCGAACGTAACGATGCACGTCCACTGGATATTTTGAGTACTTAAAAGCGTTAAGTGGGGTGCGAACAAGAAGAAGTCGATACCCCGAGAGGTATACCACCGACAGATTTTCGAGATGATCGAGAACGGCGGGTTGTCGACCACGACGCACCCGTCGGGATAGTCGAACCGTTCAAAATCGCCTCCCGGATAGAATGGGCGGACAATTTCGCGGCCGTCAATATCAGCATTCTCGCGCAGCCATCCGAGTATTGTGTCATACACCGCAGGCGGGGTGTAGCAGTCGTCCGTCGTCTTCTTCGGCTTGAACTTCTCGACAAAACCGTCATAGTCATCGAATATTTGTTGTTTGGTCCTATATTCAGAAGGTTTCGAAACGCGTTCGTCAATATCGAACAACTTCATTTGTGCGTCCATATCATCCCATATTCTTTGCCTGCTGCTGCGACCGCTCCGTATCTTGTGTTGTGGCAGAAATTTAATCTCGGGCACTCGATTTTTTCGCTGCTTGATTCGCCAGCCGGACGGCGTTGGCGAAGTTCAGCAAGTTGAGCAGGTTCGGCCAGATGCGCTGGTCGTCCCATGCGCAAAGCGCCATGAATGAGAGGCAGGCATAAAGTCCGTAGACCTTGTGCCGGAGCGACAGCTCCATGAATTCGCGTCCCAGGACGGCGGTCAGTAGCTTGTGTGCCTTTTCGGCCATCTTCCTTTTGGCCTTTGTCGCGTCGGGAAATGCCGGCGTGTAGTTTTGGGCCTTTTCAATACTGGTGTACATAGGGTTGAGTGTTGAGTATTTAATTAAAAATGCGTTATATTTGTAATTACAAATGCGCATCGTTTGTAATTACAAATGCGAATATCTATAAATATTCTGATATTATAAAATATTTTCGAATAAATATTCTTGCTTAAATTTATCATATGTATGTATAAGATTGATTTTAAGGAGTTTCGTCGTAAAAATAATTTTACGCAGAAGCAGCTCGCTTCCTATTTAGGGACAGGACAAGGTTTTGTCTCTCAAATGGAGACCGGAAAGAATCCGACTCCAGAAAAATATATTATAAAGATATTAGAAGATCCGGATGTCGATTCTTCTATGGTTGTTGTTGAGAGTCCAGATACTGAAGTGAAGATGTCTCGTGAAGTTTTTAATAGGATGTCGCAGTTGATTGATACGGTCTGCTCTCAGCAGGGGACGATAGCCGGCCTACAGGATTTGTTGGCTAAAATGCAATGTGTTGTAGATAAGGCGATTACCCCCCCCCATCTCCGGGCAGATTCTATGGATGGGGCAGATTCAGAGGGAAATAAAGGAGATTCGGCTGTTGGGTGATAAGGTCCGGAAAAGCAATGCGTCTTTCTCCATTTGGAATGCGGGGCGCACTATGTTAAACGATGTTTAACTATTTGATTGTTAATAATATATACGCACGGTGTCCCGGGACAGAATCGGGACAATTCGGGGTTTCGTGTAAGCCCCGACCAAAATGTATAATGTTGATTTTCAGGTGATTTTTGCGGCGTAAATTATCCGGAAAGAGTAGCGACAAATCCTCCTCCCGCTACCAAGGCGGACAATTCGGCGGAATTGTCCGTTTTTTTGTGTAAAGAAAGAACGGGAGGGGCGTGCCGTGCCGTGCGGTTTTCGGAGGAGGTTCGTGCGGTTCGATGCCTGCTTTTGCGGGTTCGGCGTGCATTTTGCAGCGACAGGGGTGTAACCATAAATTCGAAAGCCATGAAAGAAAAAGAGAACACGACCTGCGATCCCTGCGAGCGGAATTTCGAACGCAATATCGACCGGATGGTGAAGGCGGGCGAAGCCCCCGCGGAGAAGACACGCCGGGAGAAGGAGGCCGAGGTGAAATCGGCCTTCGCCGAAGAACATCCGGCCGCGAAGTGATTCGGGGCGTATGAAAGGCCG